GCCTTGAACGTCCCCGGGCCGATAGACAGCGGGACGTTGGCCGCTATCGCCGCCGCGATAATATTGGCGAACCCGGCGGTACTGTCTGAGACCCCGGTTGGATCAATGCCGGGGTATCCAACGGTCGAGATAGCGCTCGACACGGCGCGAGTGACAAACTGTGTCGTCGCGAGCTGCGTTGTGCTTGTTCCCACCGACGCTGTTGGCCCGGCTGGAACCCCGGTGAACGTCGGGGAGTTGAGCGCCGCCCGCGTCGTGTCCGTCGGGTGGACATGGTCCGCGCGCGCGAACTTCAGAGACGTGCCGATCGCCGCGGCACCAGCCATGATCGGGAGCGTCGCCCCCGCCTGCCCCACATAATACGCGGTCGTCGCCAGCTGCGTCGTGTTCGTGTCCGCCGCCGCCGTCGGCCCCCTCGGTACCCCGGTGAACGTCGGCGACGCGAGCGGAGCCCACGAGGAGCTGATTACGGTGTCCGCCAGAGTCACCACATGCGTGGTCGAGTTGATCGTTCCGACATTCACGCAGTTGAACGACGTGTCATAGACGCAGAGTGTGCGTGGATTAGACCCGGTCTTGAGGCCCCAGTTGACGATCGTCTGCGCGCTGGCGGAGACCGCCAGCAAGAGCGAGAAGATTACCGAGATGGGTAAGGCACGCTTCAGCATGGGTCCCTCTATCGAGTGAGCTGCATCGCGGAGTAGTAGAGTGTCTGCGTCTGCGCGGCGGTGTAGTCGAGCGTTGTCTGGACGAGGTTCGAAAGTGCGTCGCCATAATATGTGATGCCCCCGGTCCACGCAATGTTCGCGGGATCAGTAACATCCGCCGGGATCACTGCGGCGATGGTGGCGAGAACTCCATCCACATTGAGCTGTCGCTTGAGCTGCTCGGTGAACAGCGTCGGCGCGTCCGGATCGTTGGCGGAGATGGCGGGCATCGCACGCTCTTGCGAGAACGCATCGATGTAGAGCGCCAACATCTGCGCGTTGGAATACCCCAGCGTGCTCTGGATGAACAAGGACAGGCTGTCGCCATACGCGGATGCGACCCCGCCCCAGACAACCCGGACGTCCGGATCCGGAGCTCCTGGGATGACAACCTGCACGCCTTCGATCTGGGCCAGGAAGTTCAGCTGCTGCTTCAGCTGCACGATGTAGACTTCCGGCGCCGCGGTATCGAGGGTGGCCGGAGGAAGCGCGCCAGGGAGCGCGGCCGCGGAAGTGTAGAGCGCGATCGTCTGCGCCGTGGACCAGCTCAGGGAGCTCTGGATGAACCTCGCCAGATTGTCCTGCTTGTGGGTGACCTGACCATTCCAGATGATGTTGGTCTCGGCGTAAGGGCTCGCCGGGATGAGCGCATCGATCGTCCAGAGCAGGCCGCTCTCGTTGAGACGCCGCTTCAGCTGGATAACCGTGATCTCCGAGGTATCCGCGACCGTGGAACCGCCCGGAGCCACATTGACCGCACCTCCACCCAGCGAGAACTTCCGCGCGGCCCATCCTTGCGGGAACATCCATCCCTGCCCGCGGAAACGATACCGGCGGAGCATCTCGACGCGGGCTTGATTCGCCCCGGAGTTGAACGCCGCCGTATGGATGCGCGCGTTCGCGGGCGAGCTGTATGGCTTGGCGATCTGGGACATCATCCGCCCCAGGATCCCGTCCAGGATCAGGCTATGGTACTTCGACCAGAACCACGTCGGCACCGTGACCGGGAAATCATCGTCCGGCATGATCGAGAAATTGGCGTAGAACGTCTTCGCGACACTCGGCGCGGTCCGGAACTGGATCACGTTCGGGTAGTTCATGAACACGTCCCACGGACGCGCTACGGCCGGGTCCAGATCGTCGACAACATTCATCAACCGAATGGGGTCGCCCTGGACCGTGTAGATCTCGTAGGAGTACTGCCCCGCGACAGACTGGAACGCGACCTGCTCGACCCAGGCATTCGTCTTATCGCAGAGATCGTCCAGCACCCGGGACAGCTCAAGCTGGATAACGCCGTCGAGTGCCCCGGGAAGACGGAGGCGGGCCAGATCCAGTATGGCGTTATAGTCGGATGCCATTGGCTCTGCCTTCCTCCATCAAACCAGCTGGAGAAGCTGCGAGGTGAACTTGTTCAGAAACGCCGCGGATCGCGCGTCCTGCGTATTGTCTTCATCCCTCAACTGCGCATGCCCGCAGATGTAGTAGACCACCGCCATTCGATATTGGTAGTCCACAGGCACGGTCACGTCTTGCCCCGGGGCGGCGTTCGCCGCTGTAAAATCCGGGACAGTCGCGCCGGTCAGATAATCCAGGAGAATGTCCGGGCGGAGCTTCCTGATCTCGAGCAACGCGAAGTTCAGAGCGTTGACGAGCGTCGTGGTCGTGTATCGGTAGGGAGAGTCGACCGTGTCCTGGAGCAGGTCCCGAGAGGCCGTGATGTAGTCTTCGACTGTGTCGAGAGCCATCACGGCCTCCAGTTAGCTCAGGTTCCCACCAAGTGCCTTACCTTAGTGGGTAACAACCGCCTGCGCAATGGCGCTGCCGTCGATCACCTTGTAGCCGTAGACCTGCAGGCCGCGCAGGATCTGGCCGAAGGTGAACTCCGACCGGAGCGTCTCGACTTTCGAGACCTGCGAGGCGAAGGTCAGACCATGGGCGTGGCCGGCGTAGATCACGTTCTCGCCGGCGGAGAGACCACCCGCGACACCCGCAGGAAGCAGGTTGCTGCCGTAGATCGTGAACCGGTCGATCATGCCGAGGCGCCCGTTCCGGAGGATGCTCATCGCATCGCCGGACAGGTAGACCTGACGGAGCTCGGACATCTTGACCATCGTCGCAGCCCAGGTGGGGAGAACCACCCAGCGCCCCGTCTCCGGGATGTTCTGCTCGTCGAGCGTCTGGCCGAGGCGCAGGAGCAGATCGATGATTTCGACCTGACCGGCGGCCGGGGAACGCGCCACGACCGTGAGCGGCGTGCCGGTGACCCCGAGGTTGATCGCCGCGGAGACGCGACCAGCCGTGAGGCCGCGATTGTAAGTCGCGGTGGCGCCGTTGACCATCCCGAGCAACACCGCGGTGTCGATCTTGATCTTCATCTGCTCGCCGGCATCGTCCGCCCAGATGGACATCATGTTGAGGTCCGACTGAACTTCCATCACGTCGTCGAGGATGGTGTTGAAGTATTTGCCCTGATCGATCAGGAGCGTGGTCGTGCTGGCCGTCGGCCGCTCCAGATTGAGGCCACCATCGGCACGATAGTCGTTGATGGTGATCGTCGGCTTGGTGCGGATGTTGACCTTGTCGCCCTGGTTCTTGATCTCGCCTTCGTAGTCCGTGTTGCTGATCGCGGCGAGGACGGTCGAGGCGTAGAACTTCTCGACGAGCTTGCCGGACCAGATCTCGGGGATGAAGGTTCCCGAGTAGGCGGGAGAAGGCGTGGTCGCGCCGGCGGGATAGATGGACGGCGTCGTGACGCCGGTTGAAACGGGATATGCCATTGTGGAGCCCCATCAGAAGGAGTGAGAATTACCGGATGCGACCTTCTCTTTCCGCCGCGAAGATTCGCTGCTCGAAAGCATCGCCATCTTTCGCCTCCTGCCCGACCCATTTCCCGTGCGCTATGGCTTGGGATTTGACGGCATAGAACTTCGAGATCTGATCGCGCGTGAAGTACGGCTTCTCCGGGGGGGCTCCAGCCGCCGCGGTCCTGGCTCTGCCTGGCGCCGCGAAGGTCTCGAGCGGGGTCTTGCGCTGTAGCGCCCCAGGTTGGGGGGCCGACGCAGGTCCCGGCTGTTGGCCGGCGGGAGCGAGGGCAGCCTCTTCAGAGAGGAAGCCTTTGAAGAAGGCCGCGACACGGAACGCGTCGTTCCGGTTGTAGGCCCCCAGCAACATGTTTTTCCGTATAGCACCGCTGTAAGGATCTGGCAACTCCAGCCAGCGGTTGAAACTTTCGTCGGTGTTCATGTCCTGCCAGTCCGGGATTTCCGTCGACAGGTTCTGGAACATCCGCTCCCGGGCGGTCATCTGGACCTGGTTACCGACGCCGGTAAGCCGGGCCTGCAGCTGCTCGTTCTGCGCACGCAGCTCCGCCAGCTCTTCCGCGATCTCTTCGCGGGCGCGTCGCCCGACGACGTCGAGGAAGCCATCGCCGTACTCCGTGACCTCTTCATCGGTCACGAGGCGCTTGCGCTCGCCGGAACTCTGCCGGGTCTGGGACTGTTGCGGGGGAGGGGCCGCCTGCAGCGTGGCGACGACGTTCTCCAGGTTCTGGATCTGGCGAGTCAGCGCCTGGACCCGCTTCTCGGCGCTGTCGTAACGCCCCTTCATCGAGTTGTATTTGTGCTCCCAGCTCTCGGTCGGCGGAGCGGGGGGCTCCTTGGCCGGCTCTTGCGCTGGGGGAGCCTCCACTGGAGCGGATGTGTCTCCGAGGGGAAGTTCGATCTGGGCTTCCTGCGAGGCTTCGGGTTTCCCGGAAGTGTCCTCTTGCGCCGTGTAGAACTCGTTCGCCCGGGCTGCCGCGGCCAGAACGGCGGCGGGAACGCGGACATTCGTGTCCACGGGGACTTGCTGTTGCATGTTTACTC